TGCCGAGCCAGGCCATCGCCGAGTGGAGAACCCACGGCCTGGCGATGCTGCCGATGGGCGGGCGCCTCGCCGCGATCCGCCTGCCCGGCGACCTGGTCCACGCCGCCGCTGGTAGCGCAGGCCGAGAGCAGGTCTCCGCCTTTCTCGCCGAGCTGCTGGAGGGTCCTGTCCTCCATGATGGGCGTGGCATCGGCACCTACTACGCGCTCATCGCGTGGCATGACGGGCTGGCCTGGAACCACGAGGCCGAGGCGCCGTGCCTGGCGGTCGGCCACTACGTCGGCGTCCCGCGCGTCGACTGCATCGCACCGCCGTACCCGTACTGGGTCGTAGCGCCCCGCCATAGCGACGACCTGTGCGACCTCACCGCGGCCGCCACGCTCGTCGTCGCTGGCCGTGAACAGATGCCGCAGGACTAAGTCCCTGCGGCGGTTGTCGCCACGAAGGCAACCGCACCTGCAAGACCACGAGGTGGCCATGATCCCGCCAGCCTTCGAACTCACCGCCGAGCAGTACGCAGGCCGGTCCTGTTGCTGGTGCGCCCGCGTCCTGACGCATGGCGCTGTCAGTGCAGGCATTGCCCGCGGCCGGCTCGGCGCCCATGTCCTCGACGTCGAGGTGTACGCCTGTCCGGGGTGTGCCGCCGACCGTCCAGTGCAGGCCTCGGCGTTACCGCTCTTGACCCCAGGGCCTCTGTGCCGCGACGGGCCCTAAAGAAGGACCAGAACTGTGACACGTTGCTGGCTCTGCAAAAAGCCAATCGCCAAGGACCAGGTGCTCGTGCGTGAGCCGATGCACACCGCATCCGGAGTCGGGCCGGTGGTCAACCTGCACAGCGATTGTGCCCCCAGGCAGGCGGAGGCCGGCAGCGTTCACCCCTAGACCCCCGCCGCCGTACTGCCCTGTCCGGCGGCGGGTGGGCGGCCGCCCTGCACTCAGCACTGCGGGGCGGCCGCTGCGAACTCCCGCACTTGTGGCCCAGGGGTGTGGGCGGGCGGCGGCGTGATGGGCGAGGGGTGCCGCCGCCCGAACTCATACCCAGAGGTCAACGGGTTGTAAGCGCTTCACACGGGGCGCGATCGGAACAGTCAACACTGATGTACCCGACAAGCTTCCACTGCGTAGATTTATGCATTTGAATGCTGATCAGTGGTCCACTTCCCGGCGGCGGCCCGGACCCCGCTACCGCCGGGAGTTCAATTCAGGAGGTCCGACATGCATCGTCAGAGCGCGAGAGCCGGGCGACAGGCCCACGCTGGTGTCGCGCATGCTCACCTCAGGGCGTCGAGTGCTCGCGCACTCCGCTCCTGCGGACACGTAGCGGCGTTGCCTCGCTAGACGAGGTCGCGGAGCGGCACGTGTAGTGCGTCGGCGATGCGGATGAGGGTGTCGAGGATGGGGCTCGCGTGGCCCTGCTCGATGCGGTTGATGCTCTGCCGGTCGAGGCCGGCGCGCTCGGCGAGGTTCTCCTGCGTCATGTTCGCGTGGAGGCGTGCGGCTCGGATGCGGTCGCCTACAGCTCGCCGGGCGGCGAGGACTCGGGGTGACGGCGGGACTGGCACCCGGTCAACGCTGACCCGATCATGATCGACTGTCTGTATCGTCGACCGTACATTTTTTGATCAATGTTCGACTCTTGCCGTACGCCCGTGTGGAATAGAGCACACGTTCGAGTGAAGGCGCTTACTGGACCTTCCCAGCGGCAAGGCTGCACCAGAGTATTTGCGCTGTACACAGACCGGCCCACCGCCCTCAGGCCCCCCAGGCTCGGGCGGTGCGGCCACGGGAGCGCCCCCCAGGTCCCCTGGGGGGCGCTCTCTCTACTTCCACAGAATCTGAATCGCTGACGGGTCCCAGTACGACCCGCCCTTCTTACGACCCGAAGCAGCCGGCATCACCCGTACGGTCATGGCGAAGTCCACCGCCGAGCGCTTCTCCGAGAGATCCAGCACACCCCACGTGGCCACAATGTCCTCTGCCCCGAAGAGGCGGGCCAAGGGGTTGACCTGGACCGCTGAGGACAGCACGCCCTCCGCCACCTTCAAGCGTTGCTTTGCGCCCGCCGACGCCCCCCGCCACTCCTGCATGTCCATCTCGCCCGCGCCAAGAGACCTCGCCAACTCATCGAGGAGAGCCCGCGCAGCACGCATGTCCTTCTGCGCACGATCAACGTCCGCCACCGGCTCAGCACGGGCGAACAGAGCGGGGGCATCCTTCCGTTGCAGCCGCCGCAACAGGACATGTTGGACGTGCTGGTCGAGCTTCACCGCGTCCCGGGTCACGCACCGCTCGTCCTTGCACCGGTACTTCGGGGATAGCGGAACCTTCTCGCTGCCTGCGTGGTGGGACGTCATCAGCCCCGAGCACTCGCCACACTGGTACAGGCCAGAGCCAAGCCACTTCCGCACGTTCGACGCCGTCGGCATCCGCGACGGGTCGTTCAGGACACCGAGCACACTTCGCCAGGTCGCCTCATCGACAGCGCCGTCCCACTTGGACACTCCGCCTTCCTCACCGCGGAACTGGATGATCCCTGCGTTCCGCGGCCTCCTCAGCATGCGTGAGAGGCTGCCGCCTTCCCACTCGGAGCCAGTACTGGTGAACAGCTTCCGCCGGTTGAGGTCGAGGGCGACGGACCGCGCGGAGGCGCCGGCGAGAATCGCCTCACAGGACTCGCGGATGACGGCAACTTCTTCGGGCACGGGCGTCACGCCGTCCCCTTCCCACCCGTACGGCCGGGGACCGCCGCAGTACTCGCCTCGCTCGACCTTCTGCTCGCGTGCACGGCGCTGTCGCTCGATCATCCGCTCGACTTCGTAGCGGGCCTGTACGCCGAGCTGCCGGGCGATCATGCGGCCGGTCGCGGTGGTGAGGTCGAGGTGGCCGGCCTTGACGGTGCGCGTGTCGATGCGGCGCGGCTCGCAGATGTCGATGTACTCCTCCAGCTCGACGGGGCTGCGGTGCAGTCGGTCGGTGTGCCAGGCGATGACGACGCCGGCGGCGCCGTTGCGGAGGTCTTCGAGCATCTGTCGGTACTGGGGGCGAGGCTTCCCGGAGTAGGCGCTGAGGTCGTTGTCCGGGTAGACGCGCAACACCTTCAGGCCGAGGGATGCGGCGAGTTGCTCGCAGTCCTCGCGTTGCCTGTCGATGCCGAGGCCGCCGCCTTCGCGGTCCTCACTCATCCGGCAGTAGATGACGGCGAGTTGCGGGTCATGGGGTTCCTGCTGCATGTTTCATCGTGACACGCTAATGGGGGGTTCCGCAGGCGTTTGGCAGACCGAGGGCCTACGAAACCCCCTTATCAACTTCGCAGGTCGCGGACCTATTACCTCAACGACCAGTCCAGTTCTGGACCCACAAACGCTGTTCAACGATCATCGACAACGTTTCGACGAACTCATCGCGAGCCTGCTCCGAGACGTGCTTACGTGATCCGATCCAACGGAACTCGCCTTCCTGCTCGACGCCAACCACCGCGCGTCCGCCGGGAAGCTCGTCGACCAGTTCCATCTCGAAGTGCGCCCTAGGCCTCACCTCGCCCACGTTGTCGCCAACGCTTTCCGTGCGGCCGTGGGTTGCCTCGGCTTCTCCCCGAGCGGGCACTACGTCAGGAAGGTCTCCAGCCTCCGACGTGTAGCGCTCGCGCGTCTTCTCCCCGTCCGCCATAGCTCACTCGCTCTCGTGCGGCACTCGCGCGCTCGTTCTGACGTTCGAACGCGCGAGCGGAATGAACCCTTCACGCCCCCCAGGCGGATCACTGACTGTTCCATACCGATCAGAGCGTGACCAGAGGGAATCGCCGAGTGAGTGAAAGTACTACTAACCGTCACGCTCTCCCCGAAGGGTGCGCCGGCGCGCGAAAGTCTCCGCAATGTCCGCGAGCCGCTGTCGGTCCTCATCGGACATTTCCTCAATGCGCGCGACGAGTACGCGGGTTGTTCGGTCGTCAGACCAGACGAAGTCCGTGTAGTCGAGGAACTGGGCGGCTGCCGCCTCCTGCACTACGCGCACCGGCATCTTGAGGCCGGCAGCCAGAGCGCGGAGGATGGCGGGCGACGGCGCTTTGACGGAGCCGCCGTTCTCCACCTTCGAGAGCCAGCCGAACTTAGCCTGCTCCCCGGTCTCCGGATCGATGGATCGCGCCTCTAGCTCCCGGAGGGTGATGCCCAGTTCGGCGCGCCGAGAGCGCACGAGGTCGCTGAAGTCGGTTCGCTGCTCGGTCATGGCGCTCATTGTGCCCGGTCACTCCAGGTCTTGTGACGATTGGTGTCTACGTTACGACGCGTGCCGTTGAGGTAAGTCCCAGGTCAGTCAGCACAACCGTTCACGCCTGAGCACACAGTGTCTACGAACACACCCCGTGTGCGCCATCCCCCCAGGGTGTGATGACCGAGATATGCACGCTGTGCGTTTTCGTAGACAAGCCGTCTACCCCTGTGTACTGTCGGTGTTGTTCACGGAAACGCACACACCGTCTACGGAGGTGAACGCGTGCGTCCCCAGTCCAACCCCATGCAGCTCGTATCGGCTGACCTCATGGTTCGCCTGATGCAGCGCACCGGCGACGGCCGCGACGTCAGCGTCCGCGACCTTGCCAAGGCGGCCGGATGTCACCCCAGCAAGATCGGACACCTGCGGTCGGGAGAGCGCTCAACAGCCACTCACGACGAGGCGTTGGCAATTGCCAGACGGCTTGGAGTCGACCTTCTTGTCATGTGGGAACACACCGGCCGCAGCAACCCGGCTCCCGACGAAGCGCCTCTCGGGCACTGCATCGTGGCGGTTCCGGCATGACGGCCCCGTTCCGATTCGCCGACAGCGAGCGGATGTTCGGAGCCACGGGTGCCGCAGAGCTGGACCGCTTCGCCGACAAGGCCCCGCCGATGGGCGCTGAGGCCGCGCAGCGTTTGAGCGCTCTGTTCGCGTCGGTTCGTCGCCGAGTCGCTGAGGCTCCGGCCGCCGACGCCGCCTGATCCACCCCTGAACGCGCCGAAGGGCCGCCACAGCTTCCCGGCCCGGCGACCCCTCTACGGCGCCTCAACCACAGAGAAAGCAGAGGTCACCGATGACCACTTACCTTACCGATCGACCGCCGGCCAGCGAACTCCTCTCCCTGCCCCGGATCTTCCGGGGGGCCGCGCGGATCCTCGCCGTGAACTCCCTGCATCAGGGCGACTTCGTGAAGGACGCGCTCGACCGGCGCCTGACCACGCCGCACACCGAGCGGCCTATGTCGATCGTGGCTGCGCTGCACTGCGCGGTGACGGGTGACCCGCATCGGCCGGCGGCCGAGTCGCGTGGCGCGGTTCGCGTTCTCGCGCACCGGCTGATCGTGCGGGGTGAGGGTCCGTACGGGGAGGACGAGCGGGCGCTCGCGGCCCACGTGGATGAGTGGGGCGACGAGGTGTCGCGTACGACGGAGTCTGCGGTTGCGGTGCTGGAGCAGGCGGCGGACGAGGTGTCGGCATGAGCGCCCCGCTCGTGGTGAACACGACGGACGGCACGTGCTGGAAGCTTCGTCCGCAGACCCGGTTCGGGATGGCGCTGTACGCGATCGAGGGTGCGCCGAAGGACTGCCCGCAGGGCGTCATGGCGACGTACGCGGAGTTGGTCGAGCACGGGATCGCGGGTGAGGCGTTCTCGCTGCCGATGCCGGTGGGCCCGCAGCCGCGGCCGGAGAGCGGCAGCAAGGTCGCCGCGCTGATCGGTGATGCGAAGCCCGCGACCGACGCTCTCCTCGTCCAGCTCGGCGAGTCCGTTCGAGACCGACTCGCGCACGACCACACCACTCAGCGCGAGGACTGGTTCTGCATGAACCTCACCTCGTTCATGGGTGAGCGGATGGGCCCGGTACTGCGCCGTCTGGTCGACGCTGAGGCTCGGGTTGCCGAGCTGGAGGCCCCGGTCCTGAACCGGGGGTCCGCGACAACCGCGCAGATCCACGCGTACCTCCGAACCGTTCTCGACGACTCCGTGTACCTGCGGTTCCAGCAGGACGTTGCCACGCACGCCATGGGTGAGGCAGTTGGCGATGCGGCGACGGTGCGGGCGTCGGCAGACAACGACGGCCTGTACGGCGAGGACTGGCGTGAGGGCTGGGACGACGCGATCGAGCGGGTGGACCCGGATCGGAATGACCCGGTGCCTGCGTCGTTGATCGCCTTCGCTGTCGAGGTGCCGACGGATGGGTTGACGGCGCTGATCGCCCCGACGCAGGTCCCCAGCGAGGACGAGTCGGGCGGTGCCTCGTGAAGCTCGTCGACCCGAAGAAGTTCCGCTCTGGCCTCGGCCGCCGGGACGCAGTGTCCGGCATGCTGCACGGTCACGTTCGCTGGCCCAACGGTTCGCCCGCGACCCCGTTCGGTTGCCGCTGGTGCGGCTGGCCGGAGGGCGTGCACGGCGGCATCCATATGCCCGGCCGTGGCCTCCACTGGTGGGAGCAGCCGACGCCCGCGCAGATCCTCGCCCGGATGAAGGCCCGCCGTGAAGCGCGTAAGTCCGTGTGCCGGTGCCCGGACCCGAACGACCCGCTGTTCATGCTCCCGCAGCCGTTCGCCCCGGTCGTCGACCCGTGGAAGTGCGAGGCGAACAAATGCCGGATGCACGACTACCTCGTGGGTCTCTGGCTGACCCCGGTGACGGGCGGTGTGTTGTGACCGGTCCCGCCGCGATCTGCCTCGCCACGTCCGCCTACGCGGCCTCGCTGGTCCCGTTCTTCCTCCTCGTCGACGCCGAGCACCTGGTGCCCCACGCCGTCCGGGAGGCCCCGGAGACCGCCCGCGCCGCCGCTGAGCGTGCCGCGCTGACGGCCGCCGCACTCCTCCTCATCCTCACCGCACCGACGGGGGCCACCCGATGAACCGCATCCGCTTGATCCTCCACCGCCTCCTCCGCCGCCCCGCCATCACCGGCCCGTTCCCCATCTACATGCGGCGCGTCCCGGCCGGA